TGATGCAATCTCCAAAGAGATTGACTGGAAGAAAGATAACACTGAAGTTATCTACATTGAAGGTGTAAGTTTCGTCTATCTGTATAGCAATCTGATTGCAATGATAGGTGATACTTGGTTAGAACTGTTCGATGGTGGGTATCAATCAACCACCACAAAGTCTCGCCTCAATGCTATTCTCTCAGAGCATGGATCTGGAGAGTATGTGTATCAAAAGAACTTCAACTGGTTTGTATCAACAATCAACGGTGAAGTTCCTTTCGGTAATGGTATCAAACTCGACTGAATCTTATCAAACAATGATTACTCTCACCACTGTTAATCTCCCTTTCATTGTTAACAAAGAGAAGGAACATTCACCAGAAGGTAGTTTCTCTCTCTACTTTTATAGTCGAAAGATTATACACAAGAACAAGGTTAGGTATAAGTTTGAACCCCTAAGATTTGATGGTAAGCAAGCACGTTTCAAGTCAAGAAAGGATGCGAAACGTTATGCCCAATACAGATTAGGGATTGATTGAGTATAGTATAGAGAGGGCATGTTCCCTCTCTTTTTTTATGCTTTTTAATGCAATATAACGATAAAATGATATAAAATCATTAATAAATGTGTTTTTAAATATAAATGAGTTGTTTAAATGTTTGTGGAAAAGATGTGGAAAACCTATGTTAATATGTGGAAAACTCTTATAGATAGGTGCTTGTAATCTCTCTATGTGCTTATAAATGTGCTGAGGTCTTGTTTAAATGCTTCGAGACCTTGTGATCTTACCGAGCATAACATAAGGACCGCACTTTTGTCAACACACGGGTCACAAAATCCCCACAATCCCCCCTCATAAATCCACCAGCACCTCATAAATACTCCCACCCCCTTGACATTAACCCCACAAGATCTTACAATACTATCATACACATTCGGAGCGTAATCATGTCAGTTGCTTATAGTCAGGCACAGAAAGTACGTTATAGAGTGACCTTAGAGTTGGAAGTATTTGAAGACATGAACCCACATCAGATTCAGTGGGATAGAGTACTTGACCTCGAACCTGCTGAGAAGTGTGAGGCATATGTTGAGGACTTAAGTACACCTGACCGTTGGTGAAGTAAGTTATTTTATTTTGTCCCAAAACCCCCCTAGATAGTATAGAGTTTTGGGACAAAACTATGAGACCTAAAAATTACACTTTTCTGGGTAAAACAGACCGTATTCGTGTACCTTACGTGAAGCAGTTCAGTACAATTCTACTGCACCTAAATCGCATAGCAGAGATAGGTCAAGACCCAGTAGATTACTTGGAGGAGTTTATCTATCGTCTTGAAGCAGTAGAGTAGTCTTTTGGTCATATGTGTTGCCCCTTTAAAGTTACTCACCTCTAAAGTGGACCTATAGTATGAGGGGCACAAACAACCCGCCTCTCAAACACACTTAAGACTTCCCAATGACTGTTACTTATCAGACCAATGTTCTCGACCAAACCTATAACGGTTGGACGAATTATGAGACCTGGAATGTTGCTCTCTGGATTCAAAATGACGAAGGTTTGTATAACCTTGCTCGTCGTTGTGATGATTACTCAGAGTTCGTAGATTCCATCGAAGGACTTATCTCCAAGACACCTGATGGAGTATCATTCACCAGTGACGAATTGAACTTCCACGAACTCAACGAAGTCTTCGAAGATCTCTGATCTAGACTAACACTCAAGGGAATAAGATGCGCCCTATAAAGACACTTACAGTTCACACACTAACTAACACTCTCCTCTTCATTATGTCCAAGCAAGTGATGCTCTCGATGCTGGCACAAGGTAACACTGCCGCTGAGATTCTGTCGATTCTTGATGTTATCGTCTCTGATAATGTGTCGGAGGAAATGTATAACGAACCGACAGCAGATGTGATCGAGTTCTGATAGTCTACTGTGTGCCCTCTGGTTGACTCTGGAGGGCACTTATGTTATGCTTGGTGATGTAGTGGTCCGACAGCGTTTTGCGGGCGTTTCTTATGGCGCCGTGGCGGCGTTGCGGTTATTAAAAAACCCAAACTACCCTAACCTACAGAGGTGACAAATCGACCTCTAAATATCAAAACTTTAAAATTTTTCCGGAAGTATGATAGGTCTTCGAAACGCTCAAAGATATTCAAAAAGGCGCCCTTATTGGAACTTCTGGAAGGTTGTTTTTGCAGGTTGGTTGATACGTTATCCTGATAAAGTTTTTCGTATTATCGGAATGCCTCTGGGTATTCTGATAGTGGTCATATATAATGCGTTGAAGAAATAAAAAGGTCAGAAAAATTTTTTATGGAAAAAATTTATCACATATATGCAAAGGGTCGGTGCATTTATCACAGTCTTCCAGAGAAAAATTTTTCTGAGACTTGGGATATGTTACACAGAATGGTTGAACTTCTTGATATTGGTATTGAGAAGGAAGAACTAAACTATGAGGAACTGATAGTAAACAAACAAGTTATTATAGAGTCTTCGTATTGACAAAGTATAAATAGACGGATAAAATTGATCTGAAGGTTATTTGAACTTATGGCAAAAGGATTTACTGTTAAGGCATCAGCACCCAAACCCAAAGAACAGGAATGGGATATTGATGCGATTAAAGAAAGAATGAAGGGTAAGAGTATTGTTTTCTGTCTTCCTGGCAGAGGGTGTTCTTTTATTTTTCTAAAAGCATTTGTACAACTTTGTTTTGATCTTGTACAGAATGGAATGAGTATTCAGATTAGTCAAGATTACTCATCAATGGTTAACTTTGCACGTTGCAAGTGTCTTGGTGCAAATGTTCTCAGAGGACCAAAGCAAATTCCTTGGGATGGAAAACTACAGTATGATTATCAACTATGGATTGATAGTGATATTGTTTTTGACTCTAACAAGTTTTGGCAACTCTGTGATATGGCACTTTCTTCTGAAGGGGAAGAGCGTGAGATTGTCGCAGGTTGGTATGCTACAGAAGATGGTCACACAACCTCTGTCGCACACTGGTTAGAAGAAGATGATTTCCGTAAGAATGGCGGTGTAATGAATCATGAAACCGTTGAGTCTATCTCAAAGCGTAGAAAGCCTTTCACAGTTGATTATACTGGTTTTGGGTGGGTTCTGATTAAGCATGGAGTTTTTGAGAATCTTGAGTATCCTTGGTTTGCTCCAAAGATGCAAGTCTTTGAGTCTGGTGGAGTTCAGGATATGTGTGGGGAAGATGTTTCATTCTGTCTTGATGCAAAAGAGAAAGGGTTTGAGATATGGTGCGATCCTCGTATTAGAGTTGGGCATGAGAAAACTCGTATTATCTGATGAAAAGATTTAACGTACTTTATAAGGGGCGTAAAATTTATACAGATATTAGTATTGAAGAGTGTGCTGATATTCTTCAAGACTTCTCAGAGCGTTTTTACTCGGGAGAAGATATTGATCCAAATGAAATTGAAATGGAGGAAATTTTAAATGGCTAAAGGTGGAAGTGGAAGTGGTAAGGTGCTTTTTGAACCAGGAGCACCTAAGAAAACTCGTCAAGGACGTTCTGCACGCACACTACTAAGTGCGACCTCTCGTAATGGACGTAAGAAAAGGTATCGGGGACAAGGTAAATAGTATAAACAGATATTTCCCATATGTACTTCTTTAACTCAAAAGATGAGTGGGAGTCAATCCATCAAGAAGATCTATGGGTTTATAACAAGTTATTCTTAAATAGTCGTCTAGGGCATCTCTGCGGACCTGTAGGGTGCCCTGTTTCATATCCAGGGTATTATATCGTCCGACCAAGTATTAATCTACTTGGTATGGGACGATTTTCTCGTTTAGAGTGGATAGAAAATACCACAGATCACTTACATCCTGCTGAGTTTTGGTGTGAGATTTTTAAAGGAAACCATATTAGTGTTGACTTTAAGAATAAAAAACCAGAACTTGTAGTTCTGGGTGAGAAGTATGATGACAATACTCTTTACAAGTGGAAAAAGTGGACTAAAATTGATATGAATGTTGAGTTCCCAGAGATATTAAATAACTTAAAAGGAGACTATGAGTGGATAAACTGTGAATTCATAGATAATAAGGTTATTGAAGTTCATTTTAGAAGAAATCCTGACTTTAGATATGGAAATACGGTTGCAATTCCTGTTTGGAATGATCAAGAAATAGAAAATATTCCCAATCTTAAGTTTATAGAGGACCAAGATTATCTTAGAAAGGGTTTTTATATTGATTAACGGGATAGCAACCCCGTAAAAAGTTCTGATTTAACAATCAGGAGCAAAAAAATGACCAAACAAGTTGATAAAGATCAAAATTTTATGAAAAATGAGTGGGGAACTAAGTTCTTATCATCAGAATATGGTTGGGAAGGGCATGTTGAGAGGCAAAAAATGCTTCGTGAGATTGCAAATGATGACCTAACTCCAAAAAAACACGATTTTTACCACCAAAATGAAATTCACTCAAAAATCCGTAATGACGAAGATTATGATGACTGGGAATATGGAACAGAACCCCTCTATGAATCAAAAAATCTCTGATAAATAAGATAGAATTATAATAATCGATGCCTTTAGAAAGGGTAAGTCAAGGTTTTAAAGATATCAGTATGACATTTCAGAGCAATCCTCTGACGAATGACTTGATTGCCCTTAAGAACGAGTCTGCAATTGCTCGTTCGGTTCGTAATATTGTATTTACATTACCTGGAGAAAAATTTTTTAATGATACATTTGGTTCAAAGGTAAGTAAATCGTTATTTGAGAACGTAGATCAAATTTCGGCATCGATTATTAATGATGAAATTAGAAATTCTATAACCAACTATGAACC